GCCGAGCCGTCGCTCGTGGGCGGGGCACCCGTAGTCGCGCGGGCTACTAGGAAAACAAACATGACAGACGCACAACAGCGCCTCGCGGAAGTCCGGGCGGCGATCTCTGACGTCCTAAAGAAAGGCCAGCGCTTGCGTCGTGCGGATCGCGAACTGTATCGCGCCGAGCTGAACAGCCTTCGACTGCTCGAGCAGCAATACGCCAAAGAGGTCGCGCTGGAACAGGCCCAACAACAGGGACGCGGCCGTAACCGCATCTCCTACATGAAGATCTGACTATGGGATTTTTTCGAAAAGACCCGGCCGAGTTGCTGATGCGGGAGGCGATCAAGCTCGCCAAGTCGGCAAACGAGGCCCGACCTATTGTCGCTCAAGGTGGTGGGGGTGGTGTTGAGACGCGCTGGCGCGGTGCCTCCCGCGTGCTGCGCAGCATGGCCAGCTGGATACCCGGTCTTGGCAGCCCGCGACGCGACCTCGACCAAAACGAACGGCGCATGTTGGTGGCTCGTTCGCGGGATGCCATGCGTAATCACCTGATCGCCCGTGCTGCCATCACTCGCCTGCGCACCAACGTAGTCGGCACCGGCCTGGTATGCCGTTCGCAGATTGATCACGCGGCGCTCGGATTGAGTGAGAAGCAGGCCGAAGAACTCAATACCCAGCTCGACCGACTCTGGTCACTGTATGCCGATGATCCACGCGAGTGCGACGCGGAGGCGACGCTCAATCATTACCAGCTACAGGCGCTCGTGATGGTCTCGTCGATGGTCGGTGGCGATGTATTAATTGCCAGCCCCGATGACGAGCGTCCGGGCTGTGTCTTTAGTACACGGCTGCAATTGATCGAGTCGGATCGGGTGTGCAATCCGGCTGGAAGGCTGGATAGCGCGAACCTGGTGGACGGCGTCGAGTTCGACAGACTCGGCGCTCCGTTGGCTTATCACGTGTGCACCGGTTACCCGAACGAGTTCACCGCCGGCCAAGCGCTGAAATGGGAGCGTTTGCCAGCTTTCGGTGAAGCCACTGGCAGACGCCGAGTCATGCACGTCATGGCCGATAAAGAGCGCCCAGGGCAGAAGCGAGGCGCGCCGTACCTGGCCCCAGTGCTGGAGCCACTGCAGAAACTGGAACGCTACAGCAGCGCCGAACTGATGGCGGCGGTGATCTCGGCCATGTTCACCGTGTTCATCAAGAAGACCAATGACTTTCAGGTTGGGAATCTGCCGCTGACAGCGCTGGCCAACGAAGGCGATGGTCCAGGTGGGGACACCACCGGGGACGGCGAACTGGCGCTGGGCGAGGGCGCGATTGTCGACTTGGGGCAGGGCGAAGAACCGGTCATTGCCAACCCGGCTCGGCCCAATGCGCAGTTCGATCCGTTCTTTACCTCCGTGGTCAAGGAGATCGGTGCGGCCTTGGAGCAGCCGATGGAGGAACTGCTGCTGCACTACAGCAGCAGTTACAGCGCGGCCCGTGCGGCGATGCTGCAGGCGTGGCGCTTTTACAGCCTGCGCCGTTGGTGGCTTATCTGCGACTTCTGCCAGCCCAGCCGTGAACTGCTGATCGACGAGGCGGTGGCGCGTGGATTGATCCAGCTGCCCGGCTATGTGGACCCTGCCAAGCGCAAAGCTTATTGCCAAGCAATCTGGATCGGCCCGGCCCGTGGCGCCATCGATGAGTTGAAGGAGGCCAATGCCGCCGGCAAGCGCATCGAGATCGGCGTCAGCAACGAGACGCTGGAGACAGCCGCGATGACCGGCGAGCCGTGGCAGCAGGTGTACCGGCAACGCGTGCGCGAAGTCGAACAGCGACGCAAGGATGGCCTGCACACGCTACCCAAAGGGCGCGAACAGGAAACACCACCCGATAACCCCAACGAGGAATAACCATGCCCCGCGCATTCGAGCTGGCTGCCTCGCAGCCCTGGCTTATGCTGCCCGGCGCCCTGGAAAACCTGCTGACCATCGCAGACCGAATGGGCGACCCGGCGGCGCTGGAGACCCGCACCGGCATGCGGCTGGACAACAGCCGTACCGTTAGCGTGCGCAACGGGGTAGCGATCATCCCTGTGGTCGGCCCCGTGTTTCGCTACGCCAATCTCTTCACCGAGATCAGTGGCGCGACCAGTACCCAGGTGCTGGCGACTGACCTGCAAAAAGCGCTGGACGACCCCAAGGTCAGCGCAATCATTCTGAACATCGACAGCCCAGGCGGTGTGGCCGCCGGCATCAACGAGCTGGCCGACCACATCCATGCAGCCCGAGATCGTAAACGTATTGTTGCCTACATCGGCGGCACCGGGGCCAGCGCGGCCTACTGGATCGCCTCGGCGGCTGGCGAGATCGTCATCGACGAGACCGCGCTCGCCGGCAGCATCGGCGTCGTGGTCGAGGCGGTGGTGGAAGGCGAGGCCGCCACTGGGCGCAAGCGCTACCAGATCGTTAGCCGCAACGCACCCAACAAGCGGGTGGATCTGTCCACCGAAGAGGGCCGGGCCAAAGTCGGCGAGACCGTTGACGCCATGGGCGACGTGTTCGTAGCCAAGGTGGCCCGGAATCTGGGCGTGGAACCGAAGCATGTTCCCGAGATGGGCGACTTCGGCGGACTGCGTGTCGGCGCCGCCGCTGTCGAGTCCGGCCTGGCCCATCGTCTGGGCTCGCTTGAAGCATTGATTACCGAACTGGCCAAAACGGCCGCAACCCAACCGAGGAAATTCAACATGACCACCGTCAGCAGCACGGCGGAGTTGCGTGAGGCGCTGGCCGCCGGCACGGATCCGCAGACCATCCAGATCGCTCAGGCCAGTCAGCCGGATCTGGAGAGCATCCGCGCCCAGAGTCGCGAGGAGGGCGCAACGGCTGAGCGGCAACGCATCACCGGCATCAACGCGATGGCCAGCAAGGGGTTCGAGACCGAGATCGCTGCCGCTATCGACGCTGGCACCTCGGTCGAAGCCACCGCCCTGCAACTGTTCAAGGCGGCGCAGGATCGTGGCATTTCACTGAACGCGATCAAGTCCGACGCCACCGGCGCCTCGACTTCCACCCCGACCGGTAACGATGACCAAGGCGAACGCAAGGCCGTGGTGAACGCCATCGTTGTGGGCGCCTCGCGCCGCTGATAGGAGAAAAACATGAGCAATCCCGAGCGCCAAACCTACGTGCCCCAGCAGCTTTCAGCGGGCGCCTTCCCGGTAATGATCGACATCGCCGTGATCGCCGCCGGCCAGAACCTTCCGCGAGGTGCAGTCCTCGGCCAAGTCCAGGCGAGCGGCGAGTACGTTTTGTGCAAGCCCGCCGCCAACGACGGCTCCGAGGTGCCTTCAGCGATCCTCGATCAAGCCACGGATACCAGCAAGGGTGTCCAGGCGGCGCCAATCCGACTGACCGGCGAAGTGCTGGCCACCCAACTCACTCTCGGCGAAGGGCTCTCCGCAGCGAAGGCGAAAGCCGCGCTACGAGCCTTGTGCCTGTTCGTTCGTTAACCGGAGTTTCCGATGGATATTTTTGATACCCGCACCATGCTGGAAGCGGTCGAGCAGATGCCGACTGCACGCCGTTTTCTGCTGAACACTTTTTTCAATGGCGGCACTCCGGTGACGTTCCCGACCAAGACCGTGGACATCGACATCATCAAGGGCAAACGCAAGATGGCGCCATTCGTCAATCCGCGTCTGCCAGGCAGCCTGTCGCTGCGTGAGGGGTACACCAGCAGCACTTACGCGCCTCCGTACATTCAGCCCAAACGTGAGACCACTGCCGAGCTGGTGCTCAAGCGTGCGGCCGGCGACAACCCGTACGCCACTCGTACACCGCTGGAGCGTGCCGGCCAGTTGCTGGGCAAGGATCTGCGTGACCTGGACGACGAGATCGTCCGCCGCGAGGAGTGGATGTGCGCCCAGGCGCTGACCACCGGCAAGGTTCGCGTGATTGGCGAGGGCGTGGACGACACCATCGACTTCCTGATGGCCAGCGACCACCGGATCAGCCTCGGCAGCGGGCAATGGGGCACGTCCGACAGCGACCCCATCGGCAACCTGCGCAGTTGGAAACGCAAGATCGCCAAGGCCTCCGGCCGCACGGCCAACACGGTGGCCATGAGTGGTGAAGCGCTGGACGCCTTCCAGTCCAATACGAAGGTGATGGAGCAGCTCAACACCCGCCGCGTCGACATGGGCATGATCAAGCCGGAGGAGCTGCCCGACGGTGTGACCTACTTGGGTTATCTGAACGATCCGGGCGTCGACCTGTACGGCTATGACGAGTGGTATCTGGACGATGACGACGACGAACAGCCAATGATCCCGGTCGGTGGCCTGATCCTTGGTGCCACTTCGACGCGCAACGCGATGCTGTATGGCGCAATCCAGGATCTGGAGGCCGTGGAAAGCGGCCTGGTTGAAGCGGCCCGCTTTCCGAAAAGCTGGGTCACCCAAGAGCCGAGCGCTCGCTGGTTGAAGTTGCAGAGTGCCGCTTTGGCCGGTCTGCTGGAGCCGGACGCTTTCATCTACGCCAAGGTGGTGTGACATGGCCAAAAAAGCCGAATACCTGGTGATCGATGGTTGCGTGCAGGACGGTCGCATAGTCGTGGTCAAGGGCGAGCCCTACAGCCCGGCCAGCAAGGAGGTGGCAGACGCGCTGTTGGCTGAGGGGCGCATTGCAGCCATCAAGGATCCGCGAGCGCAGCAATTGCTGCGAGACAACCCAGGCACAGTCGACGTCGTCGACGACGGTGAGTGACTGTGGGCTTTCGCGAGTTGAGCGAAGACATGGATGCCCTGGTGCTGGATGGGCTGGGCGACATGGGAACGGTCGGCGGTCGTGAGATCGCCGGTTTCTTTTCAGCCCCCTGGTTACAACCGCGCATGGGGCGGATCAACACCGCACTACGAGAGCCGCAGTTCGAGATCCGCGTCAGTGATGCTTCAGGAATTGAGCCGGGCCAGCTGGTTCTTATTGATCTGCCGGCGCAAGACGGCGGCGGACAGTACGACCTGGTGAAACTGGAGCCGGATGGCACCGGTTGGGTAGCGTTGTTGTTGAGGGCTAAACGATGAGCGTCGGTAGCTACGTCAAACCCTCGGCCGGCGGTGGGATGATCTCGCTGCAAACCTCGGCAGCCGATCTAAAAGCCTTTCAGGATTTCGCCGCTTTGGTGCCCAAGGCCGCTGCTGCTGCACAGCGGCGAGCCATCAACAAAACGTTGCGCTGGCTCGCCACACAAATTGCTCGAGCCGTTGGCCGACAGGAGCGCATTGCGGTTGCTGCTGTGCGGCAGCGCCTGCGAGCTTACCCGGTCAGCGGTGGAGCGAACAGCGGCAAGCTGTGGTTCGGCCTGAACGCCATAGAGGCCAGCCGCATCGGCCGGCCCCGGCAGAGCCGGTCCGGTGTTTCGGTGGCGGGTCGCCGCTTTCAGGGGGCGTTCTTCAAGAAGGTTTATGGCAACAGCGCGGACGTCTGGATCCGTACAGCCAGCAAGCATTTCGACGCTAGTGACTACCCCGACAGCAATCTCAGCGGGGCGGGCGGGGCCAGTTCGGGGTGGATCGCCGAACACGGCACCCGCTTTCCACTGGCGAAAGCCAAGGTGTCGCTGGAGCAGGCGCGGCCACACTTCGAAAGCTGGATCCGCAAGGCCGACGAACAGTTGCTGCACGTCCTGCAGCAGGAACTCAATTTTGAACTGCAGAAGCATCTGAAGGGGACATGACATGACGGATCAAGTCGACGAGCCTTTCAGCCTGGAGCAGTTGTATCAAGCCATTGAGCAGCATATTCATGATCACCTGCCAGGTATTCAGACTGTTGCAGTCTGGCCGAACATTGATGATCGCATCGCATTGCCGGCGGTTCTTATCGAGTTGGCAGAGATGGAGCCGGGACTCGATCCGGGAACGGGCGAAACGGGTCTGTCCTGCAAGTTTGAGGCGCGGGTGATTACCGACCCGATCCAGCCCGATCACCATCAGCAAGCGGTGTTCATCGCCGGTCAGTTGGCCGTGCTGTTGCGAATGCAGTCGTGGGGTGTGGAAGTCGAACCGGCGGAGTTTGTTCAGGCCATGCAAGACTGGACCAAGCCGGAACTGGACGGCTACACCGTCTGGGTTGTGGAATGGACGCAGCAAATCTACCTCGGTGAAGCGCAATGGCCGTGGCCCGATCAGCCACAGGGCACGTTGTTGTTCGGCGTGGAGCCTGACACCGGCCTGGCCAACAAGGACAAGTACTTTGCGCCGGAGGATCTACCATGAGCGGCGGCTACGTTAGCGCCCAGCATGACCGCATGCTCGCCGGCCTGGTCAAGGACTGTTATGTGGTGGCAGTGGATCTTACGGCGTCACCACCGGTGTGCCGCGTTTCGGACGGTGAATGGGTCAGTGGTTGGGTGCGCTGGCACAGCGTCGCCGCCGGCAAGGCACGACACTGGCGAGCGCCGAGTCTGAACGAGCAGGGCACACTGATCAGTGCCAGTGGCGAGGTGGCCCAAGGCACATTCATCCCCGGCCTTTATGGTAACGGCGGAGCGCCGCCGGACAATCGCGATCACGTCGAAGTCTGGCGCTTTGAGGACGGCGGATCCCTGATCTACGACTGGGAAGCCAATAGCTACACCATCAGCCTGCCGACCGGCACCGTCATCATCAAGGTCGGGTCAACTCAAGCCGAGGTGACCGACAGCGCTGTCACTGTGAAGTCGGGAACGATCGATCTCGAAGCCAAGGTGAACATCAAGGGACCGCTGCACGTCACCGGAGACATCACCAGCGATGGTGCGATCCTGGACACGACCGGCAACAGCAACCACCACAAACATTAACGAAATCACCCCAGCCCGGCCCGCCCAGTGCGGGCTTTTTCATGCCCGGAGCAATCATGGCCAAACCTCAAGACGATACATCGGCGCAGGATCCTGCCGCCGTAACCCCACCGGTTTCGATCACATCCGCAGTGAAATTTCGCGACACCCTCTACTCCTCGCGCACGGTGATCCTTCCGGACGGTCGCACCCTTTCCGTGGCCAAGAGCCTGGTCTCGGTCGAGGCGGGCGATGACATCGCGCTGAAATACCTCAAGGCTCACACCGAATACGAGCAGCTCAAGGAGTAGACCCGATGATCGGAATGGATCGCCACACCGGGCAGCCCATCTCCGGTATCGAGCATTTACGTCAATCGGTTGCGGACATCCTCGGCACACCTTTGCTGAGCCGTCGTGAACGGCCGGAGTACGGCAGCAAGCTCCGGCGCATGGTTGACTTGCCCATCAACGAAGGCTGGAAAAGCGCAGCGCAGGCTGAGGCCGTGCGGGCTCTCAACCAATGGGAACCACGGCTCAAGCTTGAGCGCATCGTGGTTGTCTCCGTCCTCGGCGGCAAAATCAATTTCAATATCAGCGGCGAATACCTCGGTGAACGCGGCACGTTGGAGGTGTGGGTATGAGTACCCTGGTGGATCTGTCGGAGCTGCCGGCACCGGACGTGCTGGAACCGCTGGACTTTGAAGAAACGTACAGCGAAGCGCTGGGCGTATTCCGAGGGCACATGGGGCAGAACTGGACCGCCTCACTGGAAAGCGATCCGGTGACCAAGCTGCTGGAGGTCGGCAGCTACATCAAGCTCGGTAATCGGGCGCGTGTGAACGACGCGGCCAAGGCTCAGTTACTGGCCTACGCCACCGGCGCCGATCTGGATCACCTGGCCGCCAACGTCAACCTCAAGCGCCTGGTGATCCAAACGGCGGATCCGCTGGCTGTGCCGCCGATTGCAGCGGTCATGGAGTCCCATGATGCGTTGCGCGAGCGCGTGCAACTGGCCTATGAAGGGCTGACCACGGCCGGTCCCCGCAATAGTTACATCCTCCATGCACGGAACGCTTCGGCGCTGGTCGCCGATGCCACGGCGGAAAGCCCAGCGCCGGCCTGCGTGGATGTCACGGTGCTGGGACTGGAAGGCGATGGTACCGCCGAATCTGAACTGCTGGCCCTGGTCGCGGTGGCGGTGAACGATGACGACGTGCGCCCGGTTGGCGACCGCGTCACTGTGCGCGGTGCGGAGATCCTGCGTTATCGGGTCGACGCCGTGCTGCACATGAAAGGCGCCGGCCCGGAGAACGACGCGGCGCTTACCGAGGCGATCCGTCGATTGGAAGCCTGGATCAATCCACGGCGCCGGCTGGGCGTCGAGGTGGCCCGGTCCGGTGTCGATGCGCAGTTGCACGTTGCCGGTGTTGCGCGGGTGGAGTTGAAGGATTGGCAGGATCTGAAACCCACCAAGGGACAGGCCGCTTACTGCACGGGTTACACCGTCGTGCTGGGAGGCTGACATGCGCAGTCTTTTGCCGCTCAACAGTACTCCCCTGGAACGGGGTATCGAGGCGACATTCGCCGAAAGCACGTTGATTCCGTTGCGCACGTTGTACAACCCCGACACCTGTCCGGAGCACCTGCTGCCGCATCTGGCCTGGGCCTGGTCGGTCGACCGCTGGGATCCAGCCTGGTCGGAACCGGTCAAGCGCGCGGCCATCAAGGCGTCGTTCTTTATTCACAAACACAAGGGCACCATCGGTGCCTTGCGCAGAGTCGTCGAACCGCTGGGCTACCTGATCGAGATCGTCGAATGGTTCAACACGGTGCCAGAAGGCGTGCCGGGCACTTTTGCGTTGAAGGTCGGGGTACTGGATACCGGCATCACCGAGGAAATGTACCTCGAACTTGAACGCCTGATCGATGACGCCAAACCGGTCAGCCGCAAGTTGACGGGGCTGGCCATCAGCCTTGAGACGCAAGGCAACCTGAATGTTGGCGCATGCTTGTACGACGGCGACGAACTCGACATTTACCCGCCTGAAATGCAGGACATCAACGTCACCGGCAACTTCGGTGTGGTTGGGCGGGAACACTCCATTGACACCTTGGACATTTATTCATGATTGATGAGAATTCGAAGTTCTTCGCGATCCTCACGGACGTGGGTGCCGCCAAGCTGGCGA